GACCGTCCACGGACGGGATAATGTTCGTGCCGATAACTTCGATGACATCAAACGTGCCATCACCCATAGAGGCGTCTGCGAAGTCTAACGAAGCGGATGTGCTTGCAGTCTGCGTGTCCAAAAGAACACGACTTCCTGATGGACGCGGCGTATAGAACCCAGTCGCATCATGCGCTCGATATTCTCGGCTCTCATTTGGCCAAAGAGGGGCAGGATCGCGGGCGTCGGTCGTACCCTCGTTAATCGCATCACCACTCGCGGGCCAGACCCATGCTGCAGCAGCGCCGCTATTCGTAATCCAGACACTGCGCCCAGCTACAGCAGATGGGAGCGTTACACTATCTCCAGCCGTGGCACAGGTAGAGATCAACACATTATCGGTTGTGATTGCAGTACCGCCCACTTGTGTTTGCGTAGCGGATGCTGACACTGTTCCGACATCCATGATGAAGTTATCAGTAACGGTTAGATCACCAGGAGCAACGAGATCGCCGCTCAATTTGGCAGACGTAATTGAATTGTCACTCAATTTGGCAGTAGTTATATTTAAATCAGCAATCTTAGCAGTAGTTATATTTAAATCAGCAATCTTTGATGTAATAACTACGTTATCATCTAACATTGCGCTGCTATTAATCGCACCAGATGAAATCGTATTCAGAGTTGTCTTAATGTAATACTGAACTTCAATATTAGAAACACCAGTCGGAATCGCTTCACTAAAGGTTAGGGTAGTACTTGATAGTGAAAACGTATTGTGATGCTGAGTTACACCATCCATTGAAACAAGGATAGCATTTTCTGTTGCTGGTGAACTTGATAACGTTAATTGTGTAGAACTACCTGCAGTAAAATCAGCACCTGCCGCAAAGTTATCGATTATAAAATCGTCACCACCGCGAGTAACTGGAGATACACCAATATAAGGCATTCGTTAACTCCTATCAGGTTTGTTCAAGCAATGACATTACAGCATCAATTGAAGCAGAAGCGTTGTCTGATGCTACCTTAATTGAATGCCCTGTTTCAAGAACGATTTTCTGATCGCCGCCGATTGGAACAATAGAACTACCTGCTGGTAGTGGAGCATCTTTTAGAATATGTGTATCATTTGCTCCATCATTATGTGTAACAGTTACATTAACTGCTGTGCCAAGAATGTTCGAAACTGTTAGACCAATTACTGTCTCAGTCGTTGAAGCACCAGTGGTGTGTGAACCAACCGCAGTCAACGAATTCGTTACGTTTCTTGAAGTATATGTTTTGAAAGCGTTTGCCATATTTTTTTACCTAGCCTAGTGCAATTGCGAATGCTAAAGCGTTGTCATCTGTTCCTGGTGGAACACCATTGATTAGAACATTTGTTGCATTGATGTTTGTGTTTGCAGTAATCAATAATCTATTACCGAAAATATTTGTGTTTGCTGAACTAAATGTAGTATTTGCAGCAACTGAAACAGTAACGCCACTTAATGTTACAGGACCAGAAAGAGTAGATGTTCCAGTCGCATTAAGTGTATTTGTCGTTACAGAGTTAGCAGCATTAACCGTATTTGCATTAACAAAAAACTGATTGACACGATCTGTTAATAGATTCGTATTAATCCGCCACTCATCAAAAGTAGTATTCGCTAATGCTGTGTTTGAAAGCAAGTCAGCCATTTATTAATTACCTTGTTTCGATACGATCAACCGAAGCATATCTCGTATTTCTTTTAGTTCATCTTTGATATTATTTATATCAGATATCAATTCGTTCTGATGTTGTTTTTTCTTTTTATATGCAGTAAGAGCAGTATTATCAATTGATAAAATAGCTCCAGTATCTATATCTTTTCGAAATCCTTCTACATCTTTAATCGGTTGAAGTTTCATATCTTCCTCTAAATCTGTAATGCAATTGCTCTAAAGTCTCTTACTCTTGGCACATTAGATGTTGTGCTTGAGAGTAGAACGATCTTGATTGCAAAGTATTTAAATCCAGTATATGTTACACTTTCACTATTTACATATTGAACTTCACCGCCAGTACCTGTTAGATTTGCAGTTGGAATATTGTACTCATATTCCTTTAGATCATTACGATTTTCAGAGTCAGAAACAGTAACAGCACTTGTTGTCTGTGTCATCTGAGTCCATGATTGATCATCAAGTGTATCACTATCCTCAGCATTGAGAATCTTATAGTATAGTTGAATATCAGAAGTGCCTGGTTTATATGCTGTTAAGAAAATCTTTAAGTCTTCAGCATCTTGTCCATCTGCAAGTGTCACTGTTCTTGTGATATACTTAGCAGTAGCATTACCACCAAACGTTGAGTTCTCATTAGTTGAGTCATTATTTACAAGGTTCTCAACAGTGAACAGAGCCGCCCGTTCGTTATCAATAGCAGGAGAATGACGTTTGTTTGTGCTATTTGATAAAGCAACTTTTAGATCAACTGTTTTAGAACCAGAATGATTTGTTGTTTCATTACTTTTACTTGCAACATATCTTGGTGTGTCATATTCTGTATCACCATTATCATTTACATTGCGATAAACAGAATCAAGAGTAGTAGTACCTGTTGCAAGTTTACCAGTGATTGATGACTCAGTTCCTTGAAGATCAAGTTTACTCATATGAGTGTGGAAAATATCAATTTGAAGATCATCAATAGAAACGATGTTAGCATCTAGACCACCTGTCTGTGTACGTAGTTGAGTACCAGCAACAAATGTACCAGATGGTTCTGAAAGATGTAGATAGTTATTAGCAGACGTTACACCATCATAGAAGTAAACTTTACCTGTTGGTGTTGCTTGACTGCTTAGAGTACTCGTCGTTCCAGTAGCAGCACCTGATTGATACAGTGTAATCGTTTCAGTATTAGTGAACTTATCTGCTGTTGTGACTTCTTTGACACGATAGTTTGTGCCACTAATATCACTGATTGTACCGTTAGCAGAAGATGTCGCGCCAACCAATGTATCACCAACAATAGCGCCAGCCAGTGTTCCAGCAAGAGTCAATGTAGTTTCGCCATGTACACTTTCACCAACTACATTAAACATCGTTGTTGAGTCAAGCGTGTTGACTGTGAGATATTCTTTATCGGTGTTCTTAAATACTGCCGTACCAGATTGAGATGTACCAAAGTTACCAAAGTACATTTTAAACTTGAGGTCTTCTTCTTGAATAGGTGTCCATGTACGATCATTTGCAGATGCGAATAGAGTACCGGAATATGGTTGACTTACAATCCTATTACCTGTTGTAAGATCATCTTCGCCAAGTCTTGCAGTAAATACTGTGTAGTTTGGATTATTACCACCTGGTTTGATAACGATTGCATATTCTGCATCATTCAATAAGAATACTGGTGTATCAAAAACGATTGGTGTTGGTTTTGAAGCGTCTGTACTTGTATTTACATCAGCAGAAGCAACAGATTGTTTGCCGAAAGGAACAACCTTTTTAGTGATAAGTGATGTGCTTGGATCAACTTCACGAATCTCAATATCGACTGGTAGATTTGCGTCTTTTGATGAGAAGTATAAATCAAGTTTTGTTAAATAAACACCAGATGAAATGCCAGATCCAAAGTTATCAGATGTGTCAACTATAAATGTTTGCGCTATAGGATCGTCGCCGCCGCCGTCGTCCACGAACCGCCGCTCAAATCTAGTTGAAGAAGATGTGGTTGTTCTTGTTTCTGTTACTGTGTTAAATTCAAGACTCACATTACGAGTACCAATTACGGTATCTTGTACTACTTGACTGAGACCAGAAGCAGAATAGTTTGCTGAAGCCCATGTTGTTGTAGCACTTTGATCTTCGCTTCCTGTAACACTATCAACGAGTTTAAATAATAGAGTACCAACTCTAAACCTTAGAGTATCATTATTTGGAATACGGAAGTTACCGTGTAGAACACCGTTTGCATCAGTTACAAGATTTGATCCTTCTGACGCTGTTGGAACGAAAGATGAATCAGTTGGTGTTACATATGCGTTCACATCTTCACTATCAAAGAAAGCATATACTCTTGTTGATGGTTTCATACCAGTAACAGTAAAGTTGATTACTCTTGACCGCATGAATGGAATCAGATTTACATCACGAACAGACTCGCCAATACTTTGTGTTTGTGTTTGTGGTACACCAATCTCAGCACGAAGACCTTGTCTCTGTTGACCAACCGTGGTCGTTGAAGTGATTTGTTGTGCTTGATTGTCGCGAACAAGTTGTCGAGTTTCTGTTGTGCCGCCTGTCCAAATCGTGTTCCAATCACCAAACTGTGTGCCCCAAGCATTTGCTAGATTTTGCCATGCTTGTGTATTAAAGTCAAAATCAATCTGAACCTCTGGACGAACTGTTGTATCAACCCAGTAATCAGTTTCTGGTGTAAGTTCTAGATTACCATGATAGTTATAGAAAGTACCAGCAGTATTTCTTGTTGTAGAAGCAAGTGACTGATTAATAACTAAATCATGATTATAAGGTAGTGTAATCAGTTTACTATTATCTGGTAATGTTACATTTGAGATAGATGATGAAGCACCTGAGTCACCACCAACAGCAGTTCCAGAAAGAGTACCTGAGACTTGTTCAAGATATAGTTTAGCATCAACTTGATAGACAAGTTTACCAGTTCCAGCGCCACAAGTTACTGTCTCGCCAACTGTATATGTCTGAGTTGAATCAGCAATCGTTACTGTTGCATCTTTAGACTTAACTGATACACCAGAGGATGATGCTGAGTTAAATTCAACTTGAACATCATCAAGTTTAAATGGTGGGCGTAGTTCGTTTTTCTGTGGATCAACAGCAATATTATAGTCTGGATTAAATACGTTACCAACACTGTGACCTGTAAACGCGTCTACAAGAATGCCATTTTTGAATCTATCATTACCGGAACCATCGGCTAAGAATGTTGACTTTGTATCTGCTTCGAGTAGAGATAATGAAGTGTAGTATTCAAGATTTTCGATACGATTTTTAAGTACACCAATATCACGCATTGTATGTCTAACTTGTCGAACTGGTGTGATTGTATTAGCAAGGTCCGTACGACCATTTGGTGCAGTAGCAGTACTTACACGTTTTGCGTTTTCAAATGGTAGTGATGGATAAGGAGCAACATCAATGATTGCTAGAGTAAGTCCATCAGAAGCAGGTTTTGGTGTTTGTGGATTAAGAGAAGGAACACCACGAACAACACGAATCTGACCCTTTGAAGTAATGACGACACGATCTTTTCTTGGTAGATAATACTCAAAGTCAGTAATGAAGTCTTCGTTTGGAGCCATATAACGTAGACCACCAGAAGGTTCAACTACTGTATTAGCCGTAGCTGGATTCGTTGTAATACCAGTAAGTGTTGTTGTATCAGTTGCTGTATCGGTGATACGTGGACGAATATCAACATAGTTACGAAGATCATAACGAGCACCAGTAACTGGTGATGTATAAACTGGAATCTCTTCTGTGCGAATCTGACTTGATGTTGGTGATGTGTCATTCACAGGATAAGAATCAACTGAGAAGTAACCAACACCAGCAGATGTATCATGAGAGAAATAATCAAACTTGGCAAGATAAACATTACCGTTTGCAACTACATGGGAAGCAGATGTTTTGAGTTTCAGTTTACCATGATTGTATAGGTTATCACGCATACCAGTATCGATTTCAAACTGATTTGTAACATCAGTACCTTCGCCTGTTGTAACGAATGACGTGTTGCCAGTTTTGACACGAACTTCTTTCAATTCATGAATATCAGCAAAACCTAAGTTCCATGGACCAGCAAGACCCGGAGAACCAAGATTTGTATTTGCAAAAGCAGCAGAAACATTCAACTCAACATAACGATCAGGATTTAGATTCTTATCAATCTCTTGCCCATCTGTTTTACTTAACTCAACAAATACTGAAGCATTGACAGTACCACCTAATGTTTCTTGGATATCAATCGTTGCGCTTGTTGAAGAGTTAATATTGACTGAACGTTCAGCACTATCACCACCAACACCGTTCAATGAAATCACTTGACCGGGCTGGAATGATTTTGTTACATCACCAGAACCTGTACCAAACGTATCGTTTACTGTGAGTGTAGTAGTACCAACCGTTGTAACAACAAGCGTATTTGCTATACCAGCAATAGAGATTGCATCACCTACATTGTATTTCGTTGTGCCTGATGTAATACCTGAGATTGTATCTGAACCAGCGGTTTTTGATGTTCCAGTATCAACAGGCGCTGCACTTGTAGCAGCTGCTTGAAGAACAACATGGAAGTTATCGCGTTCTTGTGTATTGTTCAGTAATCCAGGTGAGAATGGATATACTTCTGAAGAAGCACCTGTAGGAATCGTAACAGTACCATCGGCAGCGATTGTAACATCAAACTCTCTTAGGAATCTAAACGTATTATCGATTGTTCCTGTGCTATCTCTAAGACGTTTAATATTGCTTGCAGGAATAGCAAACAATGAACGGTTGAATGAAGTTTCTTTTAGTACAGCATTACCACCTTCAAGAACAATGTCTGCAAACGCATCATAAGCACCATTGTCATAATAAACAGAACGAACTGATGAAAAATCAGAAGTCCACATATTGATATCATAGAGATATAGATTATACTGACCTGCAGGAGCTCCTTTTGTGCCACTGGCATATTCCATTGCTCTTACACGAGCTTCACCAATCTTTGAACCAGATGGCGCAGTTGATGAAAAGTGTGTATTAGAGATAGCAAAATGTAATGTATCATATAATGAAACACGATCATGCCCATTTAGATCCCATGAACCAACTGCTTCATTGACGATAACGTAGTTGCCGTAGTTTGCAGGAATAGAAAGATCACCAACATCTTCTGTATCAACACCTTTATCGATTTTGATATGATCTGTTCTGTATAGTTCGTTCTCATAACCCTTTACATATGCTTTACCAGGACCGATGCCAACAGAAAGACTATTAGCAGTACCACCTTTTGCGAGAGTTAAATAACCTTGGTTTGAACCATCATTAAGATGTTCACGAAGCCGAACATTCAGACCACTTACGATATAATCACCAGACTCATCGGATGTTCTACGAGCAATATAGTCATTGATTACTGAGTATAATGGTTTATCAAACTTGTACTGTGGTGTTCCATTCTGAATGCGAATACGTTCAACAAAGTTATCAGTAGAAGTATCTGTGATTTCTTTTTTAGCAATAGTAGCAGTAAGTTTAAGACGATCTGCGCCAGGAGCAGCATAGTTGTAAGCGCCCTGAGCTGGATCAAGAAGTGTCGTATCTGCGGCGCTGTTAACAATAGTCTCAACAATATCAAAACCAACTTTTACACTTGTATTAGCAGAGTAACGACCAACAATAGTCGATTGAGTGTCTACACGAATGAAGTGATCTTTTGCGTATAGAATACCATCACCAAATGTTATTCTTGAACCTTTACCGATAACGTTAGTTGATTGAACACCTTCAGTGATAACGTTAGCAGATAATGCACCGGTAGTAAACTTCTCACCACTAAGTAAAGTCTTTGTTGTATTGTTAGCGCCAGAGTTTGTATACTTTACATAAAGAACTTTAGTATTTGTATCGGTTTCAGAACCAGTAAGTGAATCGATAACTTCAGCAGTAACGCTTGATGTAGCACCAGTAATAGTAGTTCCTTTAAAAAGAGAAACATCTACAGGATTAGTATTTTCATCATCATCTCGAATCTTGATATAATCAATACTCGAATCATAATTCATTTCTAATCCGCGAACAGTACTTCCTTCTTTGAAGATATGTTCGGCAAATCGATCAATCTGATTCTGTTGAATCGTCTGCATCTGAGTAAGTTCACGAGCCTGAACAGCGAGTCCGGGGCGGAATAATACTCTATGGAAATTCTTAGTTTCGTCAAAGTCATCATAATATGGATCGACATTAAAGTTAGTCGATAAAGATGCAGTATTTGCGAGTGCCATTCAATTTATTCCTTAGAACTTCACGATAAGTTTGATATCTTCGATCTGATCTTCTGCTCTTGAAATAGGACCACGGTTTTCAGTGTATACAACATCGCCCGTGTTTTCTTTGAGTTCACCATATGTTGTACTGTCAAGTGTTGCTGTAATACCACTCGAAAGACCAGTAACTGTTTCAGCAGACTGGAACGTTCCATTTGCGCTTGTATATAGTGTGTGTACAGCACCAGATGTGTTTGCAAGGTTTGTGTTTGCAAATCGAACAACAATGCCTGTAGCACCTGAAGTATTACCACGAACAACTTCATCAAGAGTATAGTTACCAGATGATGTAACACTTGAAACATTGAGTTTCGTTGTTTGTGTATATGTTGAATCTGTAGCAACAACACCAGCACGAGTAAGTGGATCACGCATTAGACCAAGTGTGCGGAACTCGTTAGTGGCTGGGAAATCACCTGATTCAGAACCAGTTAACTGGACGTTTAGAATGACGTTATGACCACCAAGTTCATCAACAGGATCAGCACCATGCCCAAGTGGTGGCGCAACATATGCTTGTGCAGTTGCAGCAGAACCATGAGATGAGTTTGCAGTAATAGCAACATCAGCAAATGAATATTTTGAACCAACGTTGACCATGTTGATGTAGTTGACAGCGCCAGAAGCAACATTAGCATAAGCCTCTGCGCCAGAACCATCGCCTGTGATAGTAATTGTTGGACCAACGACATATGTTGATAAAGTTGTTGGTGTGACTGTGAATGCTGGAGATACTGTTACACGTTTGTTTGCGCCAACATAATCTACAATCTTACGAACCTGACCAGCACCTGTACCGGAAGCGATATACAATGAAGAGTCGTTGTAAATGTTATCAGTAGCAGATGCACCAGCCGCTAGATCCATAATCGTTGATGATGTTACATCAGTAAAAGTACCAACGTTTGTCAGATAACTTGAACCACCAGCACGAACATCGATGATATTAATCGCACCGTTTGCAGCCGCCGCTTGAACATCCCACTGAGCAGAACCATCATCGGCTGTTAGCGTTTTGACAGGAATCCATGAGTCTGTTAAAAACTTGAGTGCAGAACCTGCATCAACTGAATACATGAACTTCCATTGATAACCATCACCAGTAACAAGAGTTGATGTTGATGTTCCAGTTGGTTCAACGGTTGAAGCGCCACCTTTATTATTGAAAAGACATTTGTATACGTTATAAGAACTATTGATTACATAAAACGTATTTGAACTAGCAGGAGCATCAAAAAGAGTTGTTGACTGATCATCGTATTCGCGGTATACTTTACTAGTCGTCCAGTTGTATCTTGGAACAGCGTATGTAACATCACCAGCCTGAACACGTTTAGCAGCAATCATTCTGCGCCATGCATCATATTCTGTATTCTGAATTGAATCTGTTGGTGTTGGTGGACTGTTATCATCATCCCATGGTGTTACACGAGAGATGAAGACATACATATTAGTTGAAGCAGTTTCACTGAACGCTTCATGGAACTGCTCTGCATTATGAATACGAAAGCGTCTTGTTACGATTCCTGGCATTCTTTTCAATCCTCTTGCCGAATGATTTTATTTATTTATAATCGAAATCTTACGGACTTGTGTTTGCTAAGTAATAGAACGAACCATTTGCCAATGTAGTACCAGCATATGGAGTTGTAAGTGTAAGTGAAGTATTTGAGTAAACTGTATTTGTGAAGTACAATCCATTTGCCGTTGGTCCATATGTATCTATAATGAATAGACCCGACCCTGGATTTGGTACTTCTACCGAGAATACTGTATTGTTGCCGACCAAGTGATATGGTGAACCCATTGCGCTGATTGGTGTATTTGCCCAAAGAGCAATAGTGTTACTTGAGTATGTGGATAGTAATGCACTATCAAGAACGAATAGTTCGCCTGTTCCAGCAGAATACAACCATACATTTGACTCAACAGTAACTGTTGTCGTCTCAACTTCTGTATCAAGAATAACATCTGGATACGATTCAATTGCACCATCATCAGCAACATAATCAGATTCGCCACCAGAAACAACTTCTGGAACACTCATTTCAATATCAGATTGTATTACAAATCTACCGAGTGATGTTGAGTCAACAGTAACAACAGTTGTTTCTGCTTCTGCAAACAACCGAATCCGACCAAACATTTTTGTACCGGCTGGATGCAGAATAGTATTGACAAGTTCACGATATGTGTTAGTAAACTGATCTGAACGAATCTCGTATGAGAACTCTTGATAATAATAGTTATCTTGTAATCTGTTATTCCAAGACAACCAACCCTTTGTATCCCTATAAGAACCTGGAAGTGTTACAACACCAGAAACAAAAGGTATACCTAAACCAGAAGCAGTTCCACCACGAGTTAGGTTATTGATAGAAACTTGTTCGTATCTGTTATAATCTTGACCAAAGTTATTTACACGAACTGAAGTGATTGAACCTGGAGCATTCGTTGCTGTGATATCAGCGTTATCGCCTTTATACCCACCACTTCCATCTGGAATATAAAGATCACGGATTTGTTCTTCAACC